TTACTAAATCTTGTACCACCGCTATAAGGTGTTTTAGGTTGTATATATGCACCGTTTGGTCCACCAACTTGTGGATGATTCACACTTACATCACTACTGTTTAGTTGTGTAGCCGTTAAATTTTCAAAATTAGGTGCTAGCTCTTTTACTATGTACTGTTCTGGTTTTTTACCTTCAGCTTCATTAACAATAACTTTAACGACTTTACTCATTTCAACCCAGAATAACTTAAAAGTTTCTGGATCACGAATGAAAACTTGATCGCCATATTTTATGGTATTGCGAAACATTTTAAAGATTCGCTTGTTAAGTTCATTCAAACTAACCCACTGAGTTAACTGTTCTTTAATGATTTTAATTTCGTTATCAGTTGGTTTTTCTTTCCACACAAATTTGAAAGCAGTGCCATTTTCTTCATTAATTTGAGTACTGAACTCACTCAAAATATCTAGCGCGGCATTAACTTCACTATCTTGATCCATTTGTTCATATTGATTATAACGTTCAATACGGTTTGGATGTCCTATGTAAACTTCAGGTAAGTTACTTTGATAGTTTCTGTAAGAGAAATGATTGCCAGTAGAACCATTTATCGGACTAACGGATCCCGATAAGTTAGCAACACGAAAATATTTTTTCCAGGTCATGAATAATCCTCTACGTATTTATGCCATTCTATTAACTGCTCTGTTAATTCCATCGCCTTGATAGGCGAGTGCTATTTTCAAATCATTAATTAATATATTTTGATGATCTATCATTGGCTTAAGTGCTGCTGCGATTGATTCAGGATCAATTTGCAACTTAGTTGCACCTGCAGTTTTTACTGAAACTTCTTCAGTGCTTGAAATAGATGTCCCGGTAGTACCTGTTGTGCTAGATGTATTACCTTCAATTTTATTTTGTTCTTCTCTTAATCTTTCTTCTGCTTTTTTAATCGCGTCTTCTTGTTCTCTAATACGTCTATCAGCATCTCTTAATCTTTCTTGCATTTCTCTAGTAATATTGGTTGGCACTGTGCCAACTGCGGGTAATTCTGTTCCAGATGAAAACTGCGGCATGTTTCTTAATAATTGTTCTCTAGAATTTTGAAGATTTTGTAATTGGAACTGTTCACCTCTGAGTGTGTTTCTAGCTTCAGTTACGACTGAATTTCCTAAAATACTATTGATTAATTTATCTAAGTTAGCTGTTAACATTTTCACTGCGTCAGTTGCAAAAACAGTAACAGCAGCAAATTCTCTTATTTTGGTTCCTCCGGTTTCAACATTACCCAATACTGTTTCATTTAAACGTCGAGCAAGACTAGCTTGCGCGTCGTAAATAGCCCCAATGGATTGAGTAAAAACGGTTGCATTTGCTGCTAATGTGCTAGTTGCAGCAGCAAGCTTGGCAGATGTTTCTCCTAATGTTTTTAATCTCTCTGAATCAGAATTGATACTAGTTAAAACTGTGTTCAAACTTTGTATAACTGATGCTGAAACTCTACCTGCCTGTTGCAGGACCAAAATATCTCCATATGCTTCTGTATATCGTGCTCCTGCTGTGGCAAGATTTTTACCTTCTCTGGTTAAAACTGCATTAAACTCTTCTGGACCTAATTTTGTGGCTTCAAACATTCTTACCAATGCATTCGCTGCCTCTGGCGCCATTGCTTGTAACTCTATAAAAGAACGACTAACTGGTTGCATACCTCTTGACATCGATAGAAACACATCTTGCATAGAATCTTTTAAACCTTCTGGCACATTCAACATCAATTTGTCATATTGATCTTTTTGTTTTCTATCCATTTTACTATATGCCAATTGTGCTGCTGCATTTCTACCCCGAGCTTCTAACTCTGCCTTTAATTGTTTACTACTCTTACCAGTTAACGCACTAATTTCTTTCAATTGATAAAGATATGCTTTAGTGCCTTCTATATTTTCTGTGCTTAATAAATCTTCTGTTACACCACGACGTTTTTCCATAGCCAAATATTCAGCTAATTCATCGCCTAAATTAGCAAAACCACCATACAACGTTACTAACTGCGGTCCTAAATCATTTCTTGCCGCTTTAGCAACTCTTTCTAACGCACCCGAAACACCGCCACCTAACAAAGTCAAATTTTCTGCATTTTGCTGGGCAATTCTAGCTAACATTTCAAGCGGCATATTAGTATTTGCAATCATTTTATTCATATTAGTAATACTGCCACCAAAGGTAACACCAACGGTACTTAAACTGTTAAATGCTTGTATTACCTTTTCACCTTGTTTTAAATATTGATTGAATATACTAGTTGCCGCTGGTAATAAAGTACCAAGTGTTCCTTTAAATATTTTATCTACTAAATTTCCAATCGCTGCTCCTACCGCAGTACCAGCTCCAGGAGCAATAAACGTTCCAAGAGCAATGCCTGCTTTAGTAAAGAAATCAGGCATTATAGTCGCTACATCTTTTCCCAAAGAACCAATAGTACTAATTATTGGACTTATCTGAGTAAATACGGAACCAGTTCCAGAAACGCTATCAGCAGTATCCAGTATATTTGTTGCAAATTGTCCTAAGGTACTGCGAGCATTTCTTAAACCCTGTGTCATGCGTTCCTGTTCAGTTCGCATTCTGCTAATTTCTTCGGATTGTGCTTGTAGCGCACTAGATGCCATATCAGATGAACGACTTAGCATGGATAAATTTCGGGCAGCAGATTCTGCTTGCGGCCCAAGTAAACCCATCGCTTGAAAAACTTGATTTAGTGCGTCTTCGGAAATTGCCATATTTTAAATTAACTTAAAAATTAATGATAAGTACATATATTTAGCAATATTTACCATGAGCGAACAAACTGAAAATCCACTAAAAAAATATTATCGTCAACCACAACTTTACATAAAATTACCAAGTAAAGGTGAATGGTGGCCAGAAGGAAGTTTATCAAAAACAGTTACCAATGAATACCCAGTATTCGCCATGACTGCACGTGATGAACTAGCACTTAAAACACCAGATGCACTATTGAACGGACAATCGACGGTAGATGTTATTCAAAGTTGTGTGCCAAGTATAAAAAATGCTTGGCATACGCCAGTTTGTGATGTTGATCACATTCTAATAGCAATCAGATTAGCTACATATGGCAACGGCATGGATTTTGTTAGTATATGTCCACACTGCAAGCACAAAAACGAACATACTCTTGATTTACAATCATTGCTAGACAAATATGCTGACATTCCAACATGGAATAAACCAATACACATAAACGATCTAATCGTAGTTCTAAAACCAGAATCTTACAAAACGTTTAATAACAGAAACATTAAAACATACGAAGAACAACGTGTACTACAAGTTATTAATCAAGAAGGCCTAGAAGAAGTAGCTAAATTAGAAAAGTTCAAAGAACTATTTAAAAATCTACTCAAACTAACTGTGGAACAAGTTGCTGGGAATATTAATTACATCAAACTAGATGCCCATACCGTGGTGGATAATGAATTATTCATAAATGAATTCTTTCAAAATTGTGATCGTGTCGTGTGGAATAAGGTCAATGACACTATAAACGAAATAAAAAGTAGTATACCAACTAACAATGTAGAGTTGGTATGCGAATCTTGTACTAAAGACTATAAAACTCCACTGGTATTTGAAATGTCCAATTTTTTCGGCTAACGCTTTTGACTCTAACCAATGAGGAAGTAATCAAACTAATTAATGATTACGACCGGGAGTCAAAAGCGTTACGGAAATACATATACAAGTTAGTATGGTATATGCGAGGTGGTGTAAATCTTGACCAAGCATTCGAGATTGGATATCAAGACAGAGAGATCATCAATAAAATCATTGAAGAAAACATAGAAAAGACCAACGAAACCGGTCATCTGTTTATTTGATTTCTCTAGACGCCATTAGTCATTTATACAACAACTTTTTATTCTATTTTTATACATTATGATGAAGTGTGCTTCGCACACTCATATCGTCATCGTTAATCTTCGTCGTCTATGCTCCTCAGATTAACTTGACGATGATTTATAGGGATTAATATTTTAATAAGTACCACCTATACCATTCATCTAGATTACTGCCTCACTTTCGCCCACGGAGGGCAAAAAAATCGTAGCTAGGCTACGATGTGGGGTGTTTTCATCTGAGTTGACCACCACACAGCATCAGAACTACAACAACATCTGTGCTTTGCAACACAGGAAATGTAACGCAGGCGGTTATCCGGTACCTACTCATTCAGTCTTTCATACAACGGCGGGTTATATCGGTGATGCTGTCCTCCAATATAACCGTGCGATATCACTATCGCGTCTTTTTACCCATAATACCTGTTCAAACAATCAAACCGCGGGATTGGCGGTCTACGTCCTGTCAAGGATAGTGATTGAGTTCTCGTAACAGCGTCGAGGTTTCCATTCCCTGTGACCCGGCGATCCAGTTTTAGGGCATCCGAAATTAGGCCGATGCTAGCCATTAACTGTTTAAATGTTTGCCTGAAGATTACGCAAGTATGCGATGCGTCGCTGTATTAACCGTGATGAATTAATTGTTTAACCTTACGAACTTTAACTGATATCCACTCATTGTACCAATCATCGGATAGCAATACGCCATAATCAAATTGGTACTTGGCTTCATAATAGTTAAGTTCGTTTTTTGAATAACAATATTTTAATATTTGCCTGTTAAAATTGTGTGAGCCTAAGTTTTTTACTTCTTCTGTTAATACCGTGTTTGAGCCATAATAAGTTTGCCAGTCGCTGTCTATTTCGTACCTAATTTTTGTTTTTTTCTTGGAGCCGTTTTTGAGCCTTGATGTTTTTAATTTGATTTTTTTAAATTTTGATAATTTTTTACCTATATATTTTCGTCCAGATAACTTGTTAGTGATTAGATATACAAATCCAACTACATTATCTGGTAAATTTTCAATCTGTTTGTCTTCAAATAACCATGTCACTGTGTATTTATAACATGCCTACTGTCTATTAATTTTTTACTACCTCAATGTCCGAATCGTATCTAGTGAATCCACTTTCCTTGATTACGTGTAGTATGTTATTCACTCTGCTCGCTAGTTCATCTTTATGACTTACTAACCACACTGATCTTCCACCATTTCTGGCCATTTGCTTTAGAATTTTTAGTGAGTTTTCAACACCTGAACTATCCATGCCAGAATCAACTAGTTCGTCAATAAACAACAAATTAATTGGTTGATATAAACTTTCCCATACATCACGAAATGCCCAACTTAAACTTAAGATAAGTCTATTGCGTTCACCACGCGATAGATTATCAAAGTCTAACTCACGACCTAATTCTTCGATACTGACGGACAAATCATTGTTAAATTTCACAGTGTGTGGCAAATCAATGTCACTTAAATAATAAGCTAGACGACCATTTAAGAAAGCCAAGTTCTGATCTATGATTTGTTTTCTAATGAAACTATCTTTGTTTGTTAGAAGTTTTAATAGAAACTCCTGATGATCACGCATACGTGTTAGTTTATTAATCATATCATAGGAAATTTCTTCTAGTCCATCTTTTTCCATCTCAATTATTTGTTCAGAGTATGGATCAGTTTCTGTTACTTTTTTCTCTAGTTGTGACAGTAGATGTTCTATACTGCTCTTGTGTGTTATAGCCTCGGATTCAGTTGCATAAAATACCACAGGTTCCTCACCGAGTTCACCTGCATTCGTGATTTTACTATTTACACTCTCAAGATCAATTTTGATTTGATCAATTATTTTTTGTATTTTTGCAAGTTCACTAGTTTTTGTTTCCAGTAGCTGAGTATGATTGTCATCATGTAATTCTTGACCGCAGCTATGGCATTTATGATTTTTTAATGAATCAATATCGATTTTATATTGATCTAGTGTTTTTTGTTCTCTTATTAAATCCTTGGATAAAGATTTTTTATTTTTATCTAGATCGGACAATAATGTTTTCTTTGCTTTGAACGCTACAAGATTTTTATGCGCCGCAAGTTCTTCATCTATGTTCAATTTTAACAAATCTTCGTAAGCTGTACTTAGATCAAGTAGATCCTTTTCATGCTTGTCGAGCCACAGTTTTTGTCTACGTTTAGTTGAGTTGATTTGTTCTTGAATACGGGTGTTTGCATCTTTAACCGCTTTGATCCTAAATTCTTCTTGTTGAATGCCATCTTTAGTTAATCTAATTTGTTCCTTCAATAGATCAGCTTTTTCACTCAGTAGTGTGATGCCTAGTAATTGTTCAATGATAGTTCTCTGATCATTAGCCTTAAGACTTAAAAATGGTTCAGTGTATGTATTCAGAGCCACAATATGTTTGAACATATCGTGTTTCATGTTAATCAGTTTTTCTATTTCTTGTTGTGTTTCTCTACTGTCACCTTGACTGTTGTCATCTGAACTCTCAACTTCACGATCATTTATGAAAAACTTTAGAACATTAGGCTTTCTTCCACGTTCTATTCTGTAATTTTTATTATTACACTCAAAATCAACGGTAACTAACATATTTTTGCCGTTGGTTTTGTTAATCAAATTATCTTTTTTGATGTTTGTCAAAGCTTGACCATAGAAAGCATAACTCAACGCATTTATAATCGAAGTTTTTCCTGTGCCATTACGGCTGCCAGCATCGTCACCACCTAAGTCTATATTACTACCAAGAACTAGTGTTAAATTCTCCCTGTCAAAATTTACAGCTTGTGTTTGATTTCCTATTGAAAGAAAGTTTTTTGCTGTGATTGTTTTGATTTTTAACATAACTTACTTATAGTCCTCTATACAATTCCAACAGAAGACCAGGATCATATTGATCACTATTAATCTGATTAAGTTGATTAGTAACGATTTGATCAACGGTTTGGAAATTTATATTACCTTTAATTTCGTATTGATCCATGTCTGAACTTTTGTTTCTCATGATTGAGATTTCACGTAGTCCATGTGATTTGATAAAGGTTTCTTTGATGAAGTTTGCCTCTTCATACGAGATATCAATATCAATATTTACTCTCACATGCATTTTGGGTTTTAATACTTCATCAGTCTTATTGAGTAAATCACTAAGTGTAAGAACTCGATAGGTTGGTTGATCAGGCCACGTATGATAAACTGGCTTTTTGCCCCACTCAAGAATCATTGCACCACGTGCATCATCACCAGCATCAGCATAATTGTGTGGGAAACAATTACCAATATAGGTAATGTTATTATATGTTTGACGTTTATGAAAATGACCACTGAACACGTGATCAAAGTGTTCAAAATGTTCACGTTTGATTTCACTGTGATCTGGCATTGCTACCATTGCATTCATCAAGAAATGAGGCAGTTCAAAGTGTCCAAATATGTATTTGGCTTTGAGTTTTGGAATTTTTTTGTAATCGTCACCTAGCATCCAAGGTGCAATGATGACATCGCCTTCCTTGTGCCAGTCGTTACAAATAACTACCTTATCTAGATGTTTGGCCCATTCGACACTTTGAATATCACGTTTGTCTTTATAGTAAAGATCGTGATTTCCGGGAATGAAAAATACTCTATTAAAATTAGCATTAAGATGCTCAAGTGCTTTAATACTATAGTTGAGAGTAAGGATGTTTATTGCCGCACGATTATTATTCCAGTCTCCTAGAAATAATGCGGTATCACAGCCTTGTTCTACTCCTAATTTAGTCGCCCACTTTATAAAAGATAAACAGTCATCATTATGTAGTTGACTGTTTGTCTTTAATCCAAAATGGATATCCGTGCAAACTAATGCTTTTTTAAATAAATTGTTCATCTAGATATTGTAAACGAATTGAGATGGCTAAGTCAATCTCAATATTACCAAATCATTCTTCATACATTCCGCTACCAGTGGCCATATTTTGTCTGGTATAGCTAGGATTCAAATTGTTTAATTCTAGAATATCATCACGTAGATTTTGATTTCGCTTTTCAATATTTAAAACTCTCGTAAAAGCATTTGTTATCGCCGCAGTATAGTAGGCAAATGGATTTAAACTTTTGCTCTCATCAAACTGAAGACCAATTTGACTTAACTGAAGTAGTGCTTGACTACGCATTTCATCATTGTATGTATAGCCTCGCCAGTTGCTACGGGTAGCATAACGTTCACATAATTTCATGAACATATGTGCAAGTTTGTTAGTCATTTTTCCATGATCTTTACTAAAATGTCCATCAGTTAAAGATCCCTTCCAGTGACTTCTACCTACGAGGTAAGGATTGCCTTCCGAATCAACTTTATAGTGTACAAATGGTGGAAAATTAACTTTTATATATTTGGCTGGTTTAACGTCTTCTTCATCGTATTCAGTATGGATGATTTCGTCATCATCGTCATCTTGTACAATGTCCTTTGCTTTTGATAATTTTGATGTATCATTTGGCACATGTTCCCATGTCATAACTCTAAAAACTAAATCAGTAACTTTAATATCGCTTTCTTTAATTTGACAGTCGTCTAGTTTTTTCTTTTCTTGTGAATCAGTAGAACTTCTTTCAAGTTCCAACTTTGACAATCGTTCGGCACGATTTTTAATTGCCTCTTCTATATTCTTATTGATATCAGACACATTGCTTAGAATAATGTCGTAGTGTTCGCAGGTTGAGTCTAGATAACTGCAATATGAATTTTTGCTTTTATGAATTTCTTTAAGAATATCCTTGTTGTTTAAGTAATTGGTTTTAATTTTAATTCTCCTTCAAACAAAACATGGTAACACATAGAAAACTGTTTGTCAACATAATAAACATATATTATTATGAGATAAATATTTTCACTAACTATGGAATATTATGGCATTAAGTGGCGTCAATCCCGGTTTCTATGAATCTGATGGTTCAGCAAGCACTATAACTTCACCTGGAAATTCAGCATTAGGTAATAGTTTAAGCCCAGCTGATTCTGTCGGTGCTAGATTGGCAACGGCAGGACTAACATCTGGCGCTAACGGTTTACTAACTGATATAGCCGGTAGTGTATTTAACATAGATTTTCAAAACACTGATGGAACACAAATTTCACCAGAAGATGATTGGCGCGTAAGAATCAGTATGGGTCAGACAATGGCTGGTATGTTTTATGATAATCCTGCCAATACATTATTGAGACCATTAAACAGCAGAATAGGAACTGCTGGAGTTGTTTTTCCCTATACGCCCACTATAACATTGTCTCATACCGCACGTTATGGTTCTCAAGTTCTTACACACTCCAATTACAATAGTTACTTCTATGAAGGAAGTGAAGTTGGAGCTGTTCAGATAAATGGAGAATTTACTGTTCAGAACATCGCAGAAGGTCAATATTTGATGGCAGTTATTCAGTTTTTTAGAATTTGTACCAAGATGTTTTTTGGCGCTGATCAATACGCAGGATCTCCACCTCCACTGGTATTTTTAGATGGATACGGAGCAGCGTATTTGCCACATATTCCATGTGTTGTAACACAATTTTCACACACAATGCAAGGTGAAGTTGACTATGTATCAGTTCCTATCAGTGTTGATTTGGGACCTGGGGGAAATTCTGTATTTCCAGGAAATATAACAGGCGATTCATATGGTAAATCAGTACGTTTACCGACTGATAGTACTATAACAGTAACACTACAGCCAGTTTACAGTAGAAAAAATATTGCTGATAACTTTACACTTGAGAAATATGCACGTGGGCTAACTATTAAAGATGGTAATAGTAATAGAGGAGGATTTATATAATGGCCGAAGTTACTTATACTAAAAATAGTTTATATGCTCGCACCAAATTTTATGGAAATTACCTAGATGTAGCAGAATTTCCGAATATGCCAAAAAATGTAGATGATGTTTTATTTGAAATAAACAAAACATATCAAAATCGTCCAGACTTATTAGCGTTTGACTTGTATGGTGATTCTAGCTTGTGGTGGGTATTTGCTCTTAGAAATCCCAACACAATCAAAGATCCAGTTTTTGATATGAAGGCCGGTAGAAAAATTTATTTACCTAAAAAATCCACGCTTGATACTCTACTAGGATGAATTAATGGCAACAGACGGCGACATATCCAGATTTGGTACGGGAGGAATTAGATTAACTCCACAACAAGTTGCACAGTTCGGAGTGGCGACACCATCGATAGTCATTCCCAGTGTATCTGTATCACAGGAGCCACCCAGTGAATCTCCCAGTCAAAGAAATAGAACACGTACAAATACTGACACAACAGATGATCTGCCTACTGCAACACCTATAGAAAATCCGTTGCATGAATATGCATCATATACATATAATCTTAGTTTACACATTCTATCCATTGACACATACAATCAAATAATTAACAATAATTTTGTCAATGACAGCCCTACACCTTATGTTCCAGAAAACGTAATTATCAGCGGAGCAGGACGTTATAACGATACTGATTTTAAACGTAATAGAAATTTCAAAGAAGATTTTTATTTCGAAGATTTTAAAATGCAAACGGTCATAACGTCAACGATGAGAAATAGAAATACGAATTTAATTGAATGTTCGTTCACTATTATAGAACCAAATGGATTTACTCTAATAAACAGAATGATAGCGGCAGCCAATGAAGTAAACAAAAATTTTGTTTCTGCTCCAGAATCTTATGCAAGAATACCTTATGTATTACAAATAGATTTTTTTGGTTATAAAAATATTGACGACGCTAAGCCAGAAAAAATTCAAAGTCTTACAAAATATATACCGATTTGTTTTACAAATGTAGAAACACACTTAAGACAATCAGGTGCAGAATATAAAATGGAAGCAGTTGCCTACAATCATCAGGTTTTTAGTCAACTTATGAATGCTATACCTTTTAACACAACTGTTCAAGCCTCAACAGTGTCAGCAGCATTTAATGCGGGTAGTGGAAATGACGCGACAGTTTCTGAGTTTTATAATAGAATAACAAATCAACGAGATGTTTCGCGTGAGATTACTCAATTACAAATATTAAGAAATCAAACTATAGATACTTTAAATAATATAGGGTTTTCCGACGCAACAGCGGGTAATTTGCAGGACATTGATACAAAATTAAGTAGTTTGACTGCACAGTTAAACAATTTAAATAATACAAATATTGAATCTAGGGGTATATGCAGTGCATTTACCGATTATTTTAAAGCACTTACAAAAATAGGTGATATTAATTATCCTACCGCTTATAGAGTTGAATTCGATGAAGAGATAGGCAATTCAAAATTAATGCCAGGTCCTCAGCCAATAACTCCAAATAGTGCCAATTCAACTACAAAACCCAACTCGCAACTATCTTATCGTAGTGGTGTTATTAACGTGCCTGCAGGTACTACCATAGATAAATTAATAGATTTTATGCTCCGTCATAGTTCCTATATACAAGATCAACTGAAAGTATTAGGTGTTGATATTAAAGGTAATGAATCGGTGGAAACTTTAGTTAATTTAGCCAAACAGCCACTGAAGTGGTACAAAATAGTTCCTACGATTCAGGTAGGCCCATGGGACAATAAAGTTAAAAGATTTTCGGCCACAACCGTAGTATTTTATGTAAGAAAATTTACTGTAAATTCCAAGTATCCATACGGTCCACAAGGCAAAACTCCGGGTTATGTTAAAATCTATGATTATATGTTCACGGGTAGAAATCGTGACGTTTTAGATTGGAATATAAGTTTTAATACTCTATATCTATTAGCAGTAACTGGTGGACTTAGTAAAGAAATACAAGGCACTACATCTCCTGCTACGAATCCAGCAGGTCAAAGCGCAGCACCCGGTAATAAACTAAACACAGTTGTTCCAAGTTTACCAGGGGCTGATCCTGTAGCTCAGCCAGGAATTGCAGTGATAGCTGGCAATAACAATTCACCCGTGATCGACGGCGGCAACATACAGAAATCAACTGCTGCATCTGATCTAGCAAACTCACTATTGCTTGGCTCACGTGGTGATATGATTGAATTGGATCTTAAAATTATAGGTGATCCACATTTTATAAAACAGGATGACGTTTTTTACAGTAGACCAGGTAAAAATCAAAACGCTGCGCTAACACCAAATAACAGTTTGTATATGGATACTGGTGAGTTATACGTGTTTGTAAATTTTTTAAGTCCTGTTGATTACAATGAAGAAAAAGGTTTAGCAGAAATTAGAGCTAATGACATACTAGGTTATCAAAACGTAGCAAAAAGTTTAGGCTATAGCAATTTTAGTGGTGTATACAAATTAATTACAGTTGATTCTACATTTTCGCATGGCAAATTCGAGCAGAATTTACGTCTAGTAAAAGTATTAACAGATCAATTAGGAAGAAATATAACAACCACTGTTAGAGAAGATAGTTCTCAGGCTGCAATTCAGCCATCAGAAACATATGTACTTGGTGAAAATGTTAGATTGGGAAGAAGTACACAAAATTCTCCTGACTCTGAATATCAAGTAAATAATAGTGTTGAACGAATTCTAAGCGATTCGGCTTCAATACCAACTCCTGTTATTATTGATGCGGGTTGGACGTTAGATGATGGCACACTAGGATAGGATTAAATTAATGAGTAGTCTTAACAGACCGTACCTAGGAACAAGACTTCCAAGTTTCGTAGATCAAACAGGTGCGGACATTTTAGTTCAAACTGGAATATATGTAGGTGTAATTAAAAAAATCGATACAACTACCAGAACGGGAAGAGTTTGGGTATACATTACTCAACTTAGTGGACCTGAACCTGAAAATCAAAATAATTGGAAACTAGTTTCATATGCTAGCCCTTTCTTAGGACAAACTACAGGTCCTCGCGGAGTAGCAGAGTATACGATAGCAAATCAAAATTCAAATACGTTTACTCAAACCTCACAATCATATGGATTTTATATGGTTCCCCCTGATGTAGGTAACAAGGTACTTTGTTGCTTTGTTCCAGGATCAATTGAGGGCTTTTGGTTTGCATGTGTTAACACCGATGCAAGTATCTATATGACTCCCGCAATAGGTGCTGTTAACTATAATTTAATAGATACATTGAGTATTCAAACATCAGGGTTTACCTTGAGTCCAGATAAAAAATATCCCGTAAGTGAATGGAATCAAAATTTACCTGAGGGTTATAGTAAACCAACAAAAGATGTAAAAAAACCACTGCATGTATTTAAAACGGCTCAGTTATTAAATCAAGGTCTTGATGGTGATGAAATTCGTGGCACAATTAGTAGTAGTAGTCAACGTGATCCAATAAGTAGTGTTTTTGGATTTAGCACTCCAGGCAGACCAATACCACAGCAAGACTCTGCATTTACGGATCAACCTAATCCTACAAATTACAACGTTACTAGCCGTGTGGGTGGTCACACCTTAGTAATGGATGATGGCGATTCTTTTGGTTCAGATAATTTAGTACGATTGAAATCATCTGCCGGACATCAAATTCTTATGCATGATACTTCGGGTATTATGTATATAAGCAATAGTGCTGGCACAGCGTGGGTAGAATTAACAAAAACCGGTGACATATTAATTTATGGCGCAAATGATTTGGCAGTTCGAACAGGCGGTAATCTGTTGATGCATAGCGACAAAAATATTAGTTTTTTTGCGAACGAAAATATAAACATATCATCTGGAAAAGCCTTTAACGTTGAGACTAAAGAAATCAATCAAAGTGCCCTAGTTAGGATGAATATCTTTGGCAAAAAAATACAAGCCAGAAGTGC